TTGGCCTGTCCTGAGGAACTCGAATCCCCAACCTCTAAATTCGTAGTCTAGTGCACTATCCAGTTGTGCTAAGGACAGATGTGGCAGGGGATATAGGAATCGAACCTATGATGATGGAATCAAAATCCATTGTTATACCATTTAACTAATCCCCAACAATCTGGTGGCGAAGGAGAGATACGAGCTCCCAACCTTGTCCGTATGAAGAACCTGCTCTACCAATTGAGCTACATCGCCATATTGAAACACACTACAAGAACCGTGACGAGCGGGGTTATTTACCTTGTTTCGTAGGCAAAAACATTAAGACGGTCAGACCTAATCATTTCACCATGAATTAATGTGCTTCAATATGGTTACATACTACTTTTCCTATTGTACACCGTATGTAAGGGTGAGATTTGGTGGACCGTGAGAGAATCGAACTCTCAATGTCTGGTTGCAAACCAGAAGTTATCCCATTTAACTAACAGCCCATAAAATGGTGGAGATGGTAAGATTCGAACCTACTCATCCGAGGAAACAGATTTACAGTCTGCCGCAACTCTCCAACTTTGCCGCATCTCCATTATATTGGTCGGAGTACAAGGATTCGAACCTTGGACCCCCTGGTCCCAAACCAGGTGCGCTACCAGACTGCGCTACACTCCGAATATTATTGGCTCCACAGGCAGGGATCGAACCTACGACCAATTGGTTAACAGCCAACTGCACTACCGCTGTGCTACTGTGGAATTATTTGGTTGCGGGACCTGGAATTGCACCAAGAACTGAAGCTTATGAGACTTCTGAGATACTATTTCTCTATCCCGCAATAATTAGATTGGACTTACAATGCACTATCTTGATGACTGTGCAAATGCCACGGTATTTGGTGTTCCTAAGGGAATCTAACCCTTACACTAAGGTACTTTCCGTACTCCCCAATTCTATAAGTAGCGAACTTATCATGGATCCAAGTAGCGAACTTGGCGTGGAAACATCGGAACATAAATTCTGGCGGTCCCAAGGGGATTCGAACCCCTGTTGACGGCGTGACAAGCCGCTGTAATGACCAGGCTATACTATGAGACCAAAAGTGGTAGGGGCACGGAGAATCGAACTCCGGTTTAAAGGTTAAAAGCCTCTTACTTTACCACTAAGTTATACCCCCAAAATCATTGTTAAGTGCTATCGTGCAAATTTAGTCGTGAAGTAGCTAACTTGACAAAGCCGATGCAGTTATATCAGGACCCGTTCCCGGCCGGTTGGACCCGCATAGTGTATACGTCTATACACGATACCTTGATAACACTTAACAATGATTATGGTAGGAGAGGTCGCCTATGCCTCTCTTTACTAAATGACTTGCTTGCAATCTCTTACCATACTAAAATACATTAGGACGTCAATGCCGTTACCACCAGGGTCTTCTCACGGTGCCGTCCACCGATAAGGCAATGTCCACATTACACTTCAACTTAATCCAGCACCGTCGGATGGCTTCCTGTGATTATGGCCAGAGTCAGCACGGCTGCTGATAATTCTCTGCCAGTCACCTACTGGAGTTGGTAACCTAATGTATTTTAGTATGGTACTCCGTACCAGAATCGAACTGGTCTTCCGGCCGTGAAAGGGCCGTGTCCTAACCGATAGACGAACGGAGCAAAAACTACCTCAAATTTTTAAAGAACGGATTCAATTGTATCACAACTAAATCTTTTTGTCAACTAGAGTGTTGTACGATGACAACACTCCTTTTTTTTCTTACTCTTTTAACGGAACATATTTCGGATCACACGGAGCATTTTTTCTGTAATTAACAGGAAAATGCCAGAAACGACACTTTTTACATTCCATCTTTTTGTTTCCTTATTCAACTAAAGAAACTTTATTCTATCACAACTGGAGATTTTGTCAACCAGTTTGTTGTTAAACTACAACACCTTCAACTTCTTTTTTATGGAATTTTAAGACTGCTTCCCATGCTTTCATTTCTCCTTTGTGTGGAGTGTAAGCAGGAACATTCTTACGAATTCCATTAACTTTACCCTTATAATCAAAACAATGTGTTCCTGTTTTCCAACCAGTAACTTCAAACACTTCGTAACCAAAAGCTTTTAACTTATTAATCTCTTTATCTGTTATCATTTGTTTCCTTATCTACTAAAGAAACTCTAGTATAACACAACTGGCCGATTTGGCAAATGTAATACTTTAGTTCTCAAGCAAATCAGTCAACTATTCTGGAGTAGGTGACAGGAATCGAACCTGCATAAAACAGATTTGCAATCTGCTCCCTAGCCTTTCGGGTCACACCTACACTATCTCTGGCGGAAGATTAGGGAGTCGAACCCTATCTACATCTTTCAACGTAGTGCAGATTAGCAATCTGTTGCCTTACCGTCCGGCCCATCTTCCATGTTTGGCGGAGAGCAGAGGAGTCGAACCCCATCCACCTTTCAGCAGAACCTGGTTTTCAAGGCCAGTCGGGGAACCAACTCCCCTGCATTACTCTCCAAAAACAAAAAACCTCAGATTTTTTAGGTCTGAGGTTTGTGTATGAATTCTTTTTTACTTAAAACTTATACACAAACCCCACTTCCAAATGCCCATGAATTATCGGCGCAAATCTCTGTGCGATAATTATGTTGTAAGGATGTCGGTTTGGTCGAAAACATTTTTCTCTCTGTTTAAAATTTGTTTAAGTTTCTATTATATAGGCATTTTAATTGCCTGGCAAGCGAATTGTTGAAAATAAATTTGGTCCAGGTAGCAGGATTCGAACCTACCCCGTATCAATTATGAGTTGACGGCACTACCACTATGCTATACCTGGATTGGTCCGGCGTAGAGGAATCGAACCTCTATAAACACTTTAGAAGAATGTTGTCCTATCCGTTGAACGAACGCCAGAAAATTATTCGGTTATTACCTCCAAACTATCTCTTTTAAGCCAAAAGACCTCTCGGATCCTATCACTCTCTGGAGTGAATTTAGTTACAGGCAAAAACTCCACACCCTCTATCGTCCTAGTTTCCCAGCTCGAATAATGGTAATATTTTTCCTGATTTAGTTTGGAACGATAGTGGATTAATTTGTTTTCTGATTTCATTTTATGTATTCTACAATAAAAAAAGGGGACTATCAAGCCCCCTTGTTGTTTTCCAGCGACAAATTATTTTTTGTCTTGGAATCTTTCAGGATAGTTTAGACGTTCCCATTCTTCGTCTGATACGGGCCAGTAGTTATTCATCTTTAGTATTTATGGTAATTTTTTTAACAGCATCTTGTGCTTTTACCATATTCTCTAGCCAAATTTTTAACATACCGTTCACCATTTCAGCGTTCTTGATTTCAACCTTATCGGCAATCTTGAACTCATGTGAGAAGGCTCTATCTGCAATACCTTTGTAAAGGTACTGGTCCTTGACTTCCACATCTTTGTCATCATTGATATTACCATTCACAACCAAAGAATTACCTTTTAAAGTAATTTCAATATCTTGTTTTGAGAATCCGGCTACTGCCATTTCGATAACGAACTTGTCATCGGATACTTGTTTGATATTGTATGGTGGATATTTTGGCATATTCTTGGCCGCTAATTGGGCCAGACTTGAAAAGTCATCAAAGAACCCCACAGAAAATGGGTCAAAAGATTTTTGAAGCGATTTGATATCTGCTAATGATAGCATAGTTTTCTCCTTAAATAAGCAAGTTAATAAAAGTGATACCCCGAAGGCATATCTGCTGGTTACTTTATCCAGCGCCAACTACGAGTGGCAGTGAAATCTCTCGGACGCCTTTATACCGTTAACGTCAAAACAGCCCTAAGGTGGGCCTATTCTATCAGTATTTATACTACTTGTCAATTATTTTGTGGTTTTTTACCAATATTATATTTGGGTACCAATTGCCACTCATCTTTCTCTTTGTGAGACAAGATTTTAATTTGACTTAGAAAGATAGGTGGAGGGTTCTCCGTCTGTTCTTTCTTTACCACTTTTACCAAACCCCAATCTTCCAATAGATTTACAATAGCATTTCTACGGGACAGGTCGTTTTCGGTAATATCGGTTGGCTTTCCATCTAATGCAAACAACTCTTTAAAGTGTACCACATAGTACAAACCTTTCTTGTGGAGTATGTGGCAAGACTGGAATAATGTTTTATCTTTCTTGGAAGCAACACCAATACGTGTTAGTGTCTCTCTAACTTTTAGGAAATCATCTTTCTCTGCTAATGTCACTTCAACTAAATCTGTAATGTTAATCATGGCTTTTTCACTCCGCCTTTATCTGTTCTTATTTTTATTTCAGCGATTTGTTCAGCCGACAACAGAAGCAAGGCCTCTTTGGCCTTTTGATTGGAGTAACCAAAATACTCTTTTATACACTCCAAGTCCTTGTCGGTACTAGACTTTTGCCAAGGCTGGAACTTCCTCTTGACAGGTCTAATACTATTTAGAAGGTACTGGTATTGCATATCCTTATCAAGGGAATGGTATTTGTTCATCTCATTGACATACAAAACACAATCCATGTGGTAAGAAAGAGCACGATTGACCATGAAAGGAGAATACTCCTTCAGGTCTACATCGTCACGAAGATAATTAACTTTAGTTTGGAGAATTGATGGAACTATTTCTTTAAATAAATCTGCCATATTAATACCCCGAAACTGTGTACTTCTTTAGTTCCTTGATATTTTCGTCAGACATTTTCATTACAGGTATTAAAGCATCTTGTTCACGGTCAATTAAAACCATAACACGACCATCTTTAGTTCTATAATTTCTTGTAACAAAATTCTTAGGTTCTGCTCTGAAAATCCAACCAGCCCATTTATCATAATGTGATGGTGGAGGAACACAGACAAAATATAGTACATCAACTGAACGACATTTATTTAATTGATTAGGTTTAAAAGTAAAAGCATTTTGCATCACAAAAGGAACTTGTGTTTTAACTTCTACTTTTTTACCATCAACCAACATATCTTTTTCAGAATCATATTTGTTGATTGAAGATTCAACTTTTAAACCGAGACTACTCAACATATTGATTACGACCTTTTCACCAGCAAGGCCAAGCTCATTCATCATTTCTTCTCGGTTCATTTGAACTCACAATCGACCATAATTTCGGTCAAACAAGCAATCAAATTGATTTCAGCATCGGCAACAAAGGCAGCCTGATATTGGTACTTGGCCAATATAAGAACCATAGGAGGTACGGAGTTCGCCTGTAACGCTTCGTATAGTTTGTCATAGAGTGTTCTAAAGATACGTGCAGGATCGTTATCCAAGTTACTGGTGACCCATTTACGACAGTTAGCAAAGTCTTTTGTTTTAAGAGACTTTACCAATTCATTTATCTGCACATCGGAAACTGATGCCAAAATACCTTTGTCAATTCTGCCAACAATACTATACCGCTGAAGCTCATTAAGGATACGGCGATTATCAGGGAAATGCTTCGTAATAACTGCGGCAACAACCTCTTTATCATATTCAATCCCTTCGGTTTCTAATATATGTTCAACTCTCTTAAAGAACTGTGTGGCCATCTTGGCTTTAGAACCATTGGCCTTGAAGTCAATTACGGAACAACGAGAGTGTATCGCATCCATAATTCTGTTTTTAAAGTTACAAGTGAAGATAAAGGAACAATTGATAGAAACTTCTTCTATGATTCCTCTTAAGGCCTTCTGAGCATCTGCGGTTAGATTGTCAGCCTCATCTATGATAACAACTTTTTTACCACCAGAAAAACTCATCGAGGTGGCATAGTTCTTAACGTCTGTTTGAATAGTAGAAATACCACGGTTATCTGAACCATTGATAACCAGATAATCAATACCAATTTCATCACACATGGCTTTCGCCACAGTAGTTTTACCGATGCCGGCAGTACCAGAAAGTAACAGATTAGGAACTTCTTTTCTGTTTACATATTCCTGAAACGTAACCTTCATGGCATCAGGTAAAATACAGTCTTCAATTTTATGTGGGCGATACTTCTCTACCCACAAAGTGTGTTCTAATAACATTCAAATACCTCATAATATAATAATAAAAAATCAAGCGGTGGTCAACAAACGTTTCCATTGACCATTCACGTGTACATACAATTCACCGTCAGGACCAGGTTTCATCTTAACATCAACTGTTTTCTCGGTACCAGGAACAAACTTTTCCCAATTAGTTCCCATCAGTACATTACCAGTTTGTTCAATAGTCAGATGAGCCTTGGTGCTATTAAGCGGGGTAATGGATAGATTACCTTGTTGAGTATAAAATTCATAACCTGAGTAAGTTGGCGGAGGTTTTGGAGGTTCAATCTCACCGTATGTAGCACTAAACTGAAGATGACTATTGCCTTGTTCTTCAAGCATCTTAGCAAATTCAGAGTTAGTCTTTGGTGGTTCTGGTGTAGGAGCCGAGACAATAATCGGTTGATTGTTGGCCATTGCTGAAGAAGCGCCAGCAACAACCACACCTAATAAACCAAATCCTCTTAAGAAGGTTCTGCGACTCACTTGAGTTCTCCTAATGCCTCATATAATGATTCAAACTCAGATGCTTCGGTAACTTCATTACGGAAGTTTTGTTTGTATTCTGTTTTAGCAATGCGTTTGATAATCTTCTTAGGAATCTTAGAATTCTCATGTGATAGGTCTACAATATCTTTGATAGATTCATTCAATGCCTGAATTTTATTCAAACAAACAACAATCTCATCAATATTGCCTTTGAGGTCCTTCAACTGTTCCTCATCAAGCGTACCATAAATTGTATTAATCTTATCTACCATATCAACCTCCGAAAGA